GCCACTGGATGGGCCACCGATGAGGATCCACCGACCGGATCAGGTGTGGAGATTACACCGTCCGTTTCCTTCAACCTCAAAGACCTTGAGTTTATTACTCCAGGAGCTTTTTGTGGAATTGATTTGACTACATACAACCAATATTCATTTCCTATAGTAAATGCGGATGATTCATTAACTCTAGATGTTGCTGGGAGAACTGCACATAATAGTATATTTGGATATGTTATACCTGCCACAGGAATATTATTAGGATTTACAGTTGATTTAGTTACAAAAGCAGGACCAAAACCTGAGTTTTATGTGTTTGTTTATGATTCTGCATCCACTACTGCATCATTTGTAGGTGCAGTGCAAAATGGAGGAACTAATACAGAAGATTTTGCAAGTGCGTATACCTTTGATGTTAATAGTAAAGTAATATGCAAGGCTGGAAATTATCTTTTTGCTGTCTCAAAGATAGGTGGAAGCCCAAGCGTAAAAGATTTAGTTCATATTACAGCATATGTTAGATATGAATAATAAATCAATTATATAAAGTATTTAAATTATATAATTTATTAATAATCATATGGAAGAAGAATTACAAAAGGAAATAGATAAACTAAAGAAAAAAAATATCGTGTTGCAAGGTATTATAAGTAATTTGCGCGATAAAGAAACAGAAAAAACTGAGATTAATGAATTATCACATATTAGAAAAAAGGGTTTTGACACTGGAAAAACTTCACCAACTCCAGTAATGATTACAATAGACAATTTTTATAGTAATCCATTAGAAACAAGAAAACATATATTGAAACAAGAGTTTAAGGTTAGAGGCAATTATCCGGGTCAAAGGACTGTATCTTTTGCCACTTCTCAAATACAGGATTTAATTCAAAAATGGGTTGAACCATTTGGTGGAAAAATAACTCAATTCCCAATGGATAAAGATAGTTACAATGGAGCATTTCAATATACAACATCTAGAGATAGATCGTGGTTCCATGTAGATTCATGGAATAACTGGGCAGGTGTATTATATATGAGTCCCGATGCTCCAGTTAATGGAGGAACAGGGTTATATAGATATAAAGATGGTACTAGATTTGAATGGGAACAAAAAAAAAGAAATAATAAAAAAGAAATGGATTCTGCATCTCAAGATGTATCAAAATGGGAATTGGTTGATAAAGTAGGTAACATTTTTAATAGACTTGTGATTTTTAATGCGAATCATTTTCATTGTAGTATGGACTATTTTGGAAATGATAAAGAAGATAGCAGATTATTTCAAGTATTTTTCTTTTCAACTGAAAAACAGAATTGTTAAATACATATAATAATTAAATATGTATTTAATTAACTTTGGGAGTTGCCCATTGCGCATAAATAGCACCGGATTTTTCGTCTTCTGGTCTATCATCAGTATAATAATACATAGCAATTGATAATCTATCATAATCAGCATTCCATTTACTTAAATGCCCGTGATAAGCATCGTCTGTTGTTCTGAATATAACTGCTCTATTGAATAAAGGGGCTATTTTTTTTTCACATTTACTCATATCTTTACTCCATAATTCTAAATGACCATTGTATTCTTCTTTATAATTACTATTCATATACAAAAGTAAATTCAATCGTCTATATTTTTTTGTTTCATTATGTATATTGAAATCTGCGTGTATATCTAAGTGTCCGCCTTTTTTTGTTTTGTGAATACCACCTCCCATAAGAAAAGTATCTGCTTGCAACCCTTTTATTTGAGTTAAAGATTCTAGATATTTTATCATATTTGGTGAATTTAAATAAGCTGTTGTTTTTTTTACAGATTCACTACATTTATCCATATCCATAACATATGATTTATTTACACTTACATTAGGTAAACCTTGTATATCAGCAGATTCAAAAATAGAATCATCCATATTTCTAATATCTTTTTCAACCTGTGATAAGATTTCTTGATCGTCTATAAAGTTATCTATCACTATATAGTTAAATGGTTCATTAGATAAAAATTCATTTGTTTGTATTTCAATATCATCACTTTCCTTTTTTTTCAATAAAGATAAATAATGTTCAAAATCTGTTTTATAATCATAACCTTCGATTTCATCCATTTTTTCTGCTGGTATTTCAAATTCTTTCTTAAAAGAAAATTTACCAACTCCTCTATAATTTTTATGAGTGTATAATTCAAAATCTATATCCTCTTTATGATATTTCATAATGTAATATATTACTTTCCATACATCTCCTGTCCACGGCTCTCTATATTTCAATATATCATTTTCATATATATGTTTAATAGGTATCTTATATTGTTCTCTTTCTGTTTGGGGATAAATATCATCTATAAATATAATACCATCTTTTTCCAAACATTCAATTGCATTATTAAAATCTCTCCTGACAAAATCACTTTGATGCATTCCATCTATAAATATCCTATCAAACTTTTCAAAATTACTTGCGAAAAATTCATCACTCGTTATCCTTAATATTCTATCATCTTTTATTTTAGGGTCAGGATCTACACCTATTTTGGATTTACAATTTATTTTAGTAAATGTAGTACCGTATTCAACCCCAATTTCAACATATATATGTTCTTTATTTGTATATTTGTTTACAATAGACGAACGAGTAGGAAATATTTTAACTGTTTCAAGTGTTTCATTTTTAATAATTTCATAATTTTCAGTATATTTGCATATCAAATGAAAATAATTTTCTAATTCATCAATAGAACAATCTAAACCATAACATTTGATTCTATCAAAACCTTCTTGTTCTAATATATCTATTATATTATTAGTTGTTTCTGTATTCGATAACAATATAAAATCATTTCTCGTGTTTTTATAAGCTTCTTTTATTTTTTCATCGTATAAACTACCAATACCTAACAAACAATATTGTTTGTCGTAATCTGGATTTACAGTAATATTGCATACTTTGTGTTCCCAATCGTTTCTTTTCCATATATTTGACCTAACCTTGTTTATATATTTTTCATCTTCATGTGCATCTTTATCTTTCATTATTTCATTAACATTATACATTTTGTAAAATTGTGGTTGTAAATAAAATGGACCTAATCTGTTTATTTCTTTATTTCTTATCAATGAAAAATTATTTGCATTATTATTCATAAATTGAATATAACCTGCTTTATGTATTTTTGCTATTTTTGTATTACACATTGTTCTCATCAATATTTCAAAATCATCACAAATAGGTAAAAATTCACTATAATTACCCAAATCAAGTAATGTTTTTTTCCTCCAAATTCTTGGATGATTTGGTAAACATACTAGATGACTTGAGGTAATATTATTTATTCCTGGACAAACACAAACAGACAACCATTTATTTTTAAATTTTTGTTTATAATATCCTGTGTAACCTTTTCCAAAAACTTTTGACATTTTATATGAGAAATCTCTACCATCTTCATACATATTTATAAAATCTGAATATACAAATCCTATTTCTTCATTTTTTTCAAATATATTATAGGCATCTTCCAATATTGGTGATAATATAATATCATCATGATCTAATTCTAATAAATATTTACCTCTACACAGTCCAACTGCTTCATTTTTAACATTTCCTATATTTCCACTATTGCAATCTCTTTTGTATAATCTTATTCTTTTATCTTTTTTACAAAACTCCCTAAGAAAATCAAAATGTTCATCTTCAGGCGAATCATCTAAAATGACCCATTCCCAATCTGTTAAACTTTGAGTTACTAACCCTGAATAAGCTCTTTTAATTTTATCATATGATTTATAACATGTTGTAAATATTGAAAAAATTGGTCTAGTTTTTTCTCTATTCATTATTACATTATTTATATAACAATAATTTACATTAAGATTGAATTCATTTATATTATTAATTTCTTTTTTATGTATCCATCTACTTGATATTCTACGAGGAATAATTTTTGAAACAAGAGAATTATATTCTTTATCATCTGGACCATAAGTTACTAATAAATGGTAATTAGGGTCATACATATTATTTAATTTTGATATTTCTTCTTTTGATATTATTTCAACCGTACAATTTAATTTATCTTTATTTTCTTCCAAAAAACTATCTATTTGGTTATATTTATTATCTCTTAACACATACACAAAGGGATATTTATTCATATAAATATTCTTTTGCTATTATGTTTAAATTATTTATTAATCAATAAATTTTTTAATCCTTCGTCCAAATTTGTTGTAATTTGCCATCCCATTTGTTTTAGTTTTTCATTCGATATGTAATATCTTTTATCATTAAATGGTCTATCTTTAATATATTCGATAGAATCTTCAATAGATACTTTTATTTTCGATAAATTATGTATTTTCCTTGCAAGATCTAGTATACTTATTTCCATATCTTCATCACATCCTATATTATAAATTTCCCCTATTTTCCCTTTTTCTAGTATTTTTATAAATGCGTCGGCTGTATCATTTACATGTAAAAAGCCTCTTACACAATCTCCGCTGCCTTGAATTGTTATTTTTTTACCTGAATTTAATTGATGTATGAACTTTGGAATAACTTTTTCTGGATATTGATTTGGTCCATATACATTATTACCTCTTGTTATTATAATAGGCATATTAAAAGATTTTATATATGATTGAACAAATGACTCTGCTGCTGCTTTTGATGCAGCATATGGATTTGTTGGACATAATAAAGATTGCTCTGTCTTTTTATTTTCTGTTATATCTAATAATGATTCACCATATACTTCATCTGTAGATACGTGAATAAATCTTATAATTTTATTATAGATTCTACAACATTCTAATAAGGTATGGGTACCAATTACATTATCTTGGGTATATTGTAAAGAATCCGTAAATGATGTTTGAACATGAGATTGAGCTGCAAAATGAATAACTGTATCTATATGGTAAAATTCAAGTATATGTTTTAATAAGTCTTGAGAACAAATATTTCCTTTTACCAAAGTATATCTATTACTATTACGCACCCTCTCGTTTATATTATTTATATTAGCACAATAATACAAAGCATCAATATTTATTATATT